AATGATAATAAATAATATGAAAAGTAATAAAGGAAGAACAGTACCTAATCAATATGTAATGCGATTAAATAATTGTAATGTGTTTCAATCTTATGAAACTGTTATAGCTATTCATGATTATAAAGAGAACGTAGTATATTTGAATGAAGATTATTACGATTACTCAAGAACTACAGCAAGGTATCGTAATAAATTTTTTGATTTAACAACAAAAGAAATAAAAGAGAAGATAAAAGAAAAACAATTTCTTTTAACACCTCATAAAGAAATGGAATCTAGATTTAAATTCGTATTAACTCAGTAAATATAAAGGAGGATAAAGACAATGGGTAGAATGTCAGACTTACACATTGAAGTACAAGAAACTGGTGATTCATGGCAAGAGGTTATGGATAGAGCAGTTAAAAAAATAAAGGAGGATAAAGAACATGCCTACAAAAAAAGAAAAACAACACATAGAACTAGAAGAACAAGCAATGATACCGATATATGAATTAGAAATAGAGGTTGATAAAGCACAAAGAAAACTTAGTACGTTATTAAATTACTCATTAAAAGCAGAGAGTTTATCTGAAGATATACTTAAACAATCAGCAGATGTAGTAAGAATAACTCATAAATTACAACAAATGAAAAAGATAAAGGGGGTTAGTTAAATGGTAGGTGGAACAATTATAATAGAAGTGCCAGTATATTATAAGGTGTGTGATAAAGGGCATGTAACTATAATGGAAGAAGCATCTATCTCTAGGTTTAAAGATGAGATGAGAACTAAGAAACCAGCAATAGAAAAGATGGAAAGGAATTCTAAGTATGTTAAACTCTGAGCTTGAAATACCATCATGCTTAATTAAAAATAAAGAAAGGAATCTTGCTGAGTGGGCTCCCAAAAAAGCCAGACGAAGGAAGATTCCTTACAAGAAAAACTTTATTAAAAATTTACCTAAGCTATGGGCCAAAGCAAATGTAACTATGATTAATATATACTGGGCAACTAGAGGAGATTGTGGTTACAGAATGGTAGCATATAGAACTATAAGTAGAGGTAAACATAAAGGTAAGATAGCTTATAGATCTAACACTAATAACTCTACGTTCTATGTAATACCAGAAGTCTTTTATAAATTTAAACAAGAGGAGATTACGTTATGAAACCTGATGAAGTAATTAAAATTATAGTAGATGAACTTAAAGAATTAGATAAGTGTATTAAAGAAGGTAAACCTAAAGACAGTTGGGTAATGCCATTCGCTTTAACTAGTTCTTTACCTAAAAATAAAATAACAGATACAAGATACAAAGGTTTTAATCTTTATATGTTATACAAAATAGGTAAGTCAAAAGGATATACAATGCCAGAGTGGGCAGGTTGGAATCAATGGATTAACAATGGTGAACGTATAAGATTTGATGAAAGAAAAAAAGGTTCAACAATATTAGTACCTCATCTTAAAGAAATAGAGAAAAGTGATGGTAGTAAAACAAAAGAAATGTTTTTTCTTAGAAAGAATGTATTTAATATAGAACAAACAGAAGGTTATGATTACCATGCTAAGCTACCTAAAAGAAAAGATATAGATACTGTGTTAATACACAAACAAATACAACATCTTAAAAAAGAATGGAATCTAAATATTAAGACAGGTACATCAGCTTACTATGATAGTAACCAAACAATATCATTACCTCCTATATTAAAGTTTAAAGGTAATGATAAACAAAAACATAATGATTACTATAGTGTATTGTTCCATGAATTAATACATTGGACTGGGCACAGCGCAAGATTAAATAGAAAAGTATATCACTCATATCAAAAAGATAAAAATGCCAGGTCTAAAGAAGAATTAATAGCAGAGATAGGTAGTGCGTTGATGTGTAATCACTATGGATTAGAGGTAAACATAAGACAAGATCATACTAAATACATACACAGTTGGGCTGAGTATCTAACAGACAAACCTAATGCTTTAATTACTTGTACTAACCAAGCACACAAAGCATATGAATATTTAATAGGTGAGTTGACATGCAAAGATGTGTAAGAAAAGCAAACATAGGAGATGCTATAAGACTAGCACCTAAATTAAGATTAGAAGATGTATGGGAAATAAAATCTTCACATAATGTTACTGCATTAGAAGGATTACTCTATCCTTTTTCACAAAAAAATCATAAAACTTATGCTATTATTGGTGATGAAGAAGAAGGTACTATAGGTATGTTTGGTGTAGTACCATCAGAAGATAAAGAGTATGGTGTAGCATGGTTACTATCTAGTTTAGAATTAATGAATCATATAAAACAATTCTTAAAAGAATGTCCATATTGGATTGAAGAAATGGAAAAAGATTATAAGTATTTATTTAATTATGTTCATGAAAAAAATAAAATGTCTATTCGGTGGTTGAAATATTTTGGATTTAAATATATATCAGAAGGTGCTTATGGTGTACGAGGAGATAATTTTTATTATATGTTAAAGGAGAAAGTAAAATGAAAAAATTAAAAGAGTTAGTTGATGATATGTTTTGGGAGTATGATAGGTTGTCATCTTCTGGACAAAAAACATTAGATAAGATTGCTAAGTTAATTGGTGTTCCAACTAATGATGAGATGAAAGAAAAAGAAAATGAAATTAAAAACACAATTAAATAATTTAGATGCAACATTTATTAAGATCAGTAAAGTCTTGCATGTTAATGTAAAGCAACAAGAAACTATAGATAATATAATAGAATATTGTAAACCAATAGCTGATGCAAATCCAGATGCAGTTGTTAAACAGATAGGTATTACTAAGGGCCAAGCTATGAGTAGAAAATTATTAGCACAAAAATTACTAGACATTATTAATAGAACATAACATACTTGCAAACATGATTACTTATTTAGAACAATTAAACAAGTTGGCATCTACTAAGGATATAAAATTAAGATATGCTTTTAGAATGTGCGGCATACATGACAGCACATATCATAGATTAATTAAAAACCAAACTAAACTTAGAGAAGATACAGCTAGGAAAGTTTGGGATTGGATAAATGGAATCTAATGTTCCACCAATAAAAAATATACCTTATAAAAATGTAGTCGTTGCAATGGTAGATGCAAGAAAGAAAAAAAAATTTACTCAAGCACAAGTAGATTATGCAATAGGTTGTGCTGATGGGTTAGTAAGTAAATGGGAATGTGGAGATAGAATACCATCATTCTTTATGTTAGTATGTTGGAGTGAAGTATTAGACGTAGAAATAAAAGTCATGCCAAAACAAAAGTAAATGGTTGGTGGTGGCATCAGTTAAGTAGAGAAGAACAAGAGAAAAGAAAGGTTTGTAAAATATGTGGAGCTTATTGTTATGAAACACACGACTGGTACGAAACGTGGCTCTGTCCAATCCACGCAAAAATCGAAAGGCAAAAGAAAAAATAAGTATAATGCTCAGGGTATTTACTTAGACTGGCATGGTGAAAAAAAATTTTTTCATAGTAAAGCTGAAGGTGAAAGAGCTAAACAATTACAATTACTATGGGTTGCAGGAAAAATTACTAACTTAAAATTACAGCCAAAGTTTGATTGTATAGTTAATAATGTAAAGGTATGTCAGTACCGAGCAGACTTTGAATACGATACTGTCTTAGAAAATAAAGCTATAGGCAATAGAGTTATAGAAGATGTTAAAGGACAAGTAACTGATATATATAAGATTAAAAAAAAATTAGTAGAGTCTTTATATGGGATAAAGATAATTGAAATACCAAGCAGGGATATAGAAAAATGGGAGCAGAAAATACCAAACACTTATTAAGACCTATCAAGATAGATAAACCTATAAGAAATACAGATGATTTCAATGGAAGTAAGATAGATCTTATTGAGCATTGTAATAACATTACATTTTATATTGGTTGCATAGGGTACATGCAAAAAGAATATCATCTTACAGAACAACAGATATTAAGTGCAAGACGTAGTAACAAAGAGATGTTACAGATTAGAATGTTTATCTGTTGGTTAGTCAAACGTAACAGTACTATGAAAGATACATTATTATCTAGGCTTATGAATGTAGATAGGACTAGCTGTATATATTTATACAATAACTTTCAACACGAATTCACATTATTAACACAAGCTGAACAACAATATTGGCTAGACATAGAAAAAGAAATATACGATACTGTAGAATCACATGGCAAAATTCAACAATCTGTAGCTCCAGCTATAAAGAAAAGAATACCAAGAAGTTATGTGCCGACAAAAGAAACAGAAAAATATATTAAATCTAATTATAAGGAGATAGATTATGAATATGAAGTTAAACAATTTAGAGATTACTACCTCTCCACTGGTGACGTACGGTATGACTGGGATTCCAGCTTCCGTTACTGGATCAGAAGATCTTTTAAAATGGACACAAACATTCAAACGAGAAGGACTAATAGTAAAACCTCCAGAGTGGTTGCAACTAACGATCAACGAATCAGAGAATATAGTGATAGACACAATCTGGAGAGCATTCCCTCAACAACTAAACTTATTAATAAAGAATAGTCATATGACAAATGATCTTAAACAAAAAATAGATAGCATCATTTTAGAAATAGAAAAGAAAATATTACCAGCATCTAAAGAAGATATAGTTAAAGCATGTGATATACTTGCTAAGTTATTCTCATGTGAGTTGCCAGCAGGTCAAGGTCTTGATGTATTGGTAAGAGCATTAGAAGAAATACCTTCACCTTTATTTAAGATGTCTTGTTCAGAAGTTACAAGAACATGGAAATATTTAAAGTTCCCACCACCAGCTACATTCTTGGAAGCTATACAGTATGATACTAATAGTGGAACAAGATACCTTATTAGCTTAAAAGAAGTATCCCATAGGTTAAGCTAATACTATCCTCCTAGTTATAAGCTCCCCTTAATCCCTCTATAACTAGGAGGATAAAGTATTATTATGCTTGATTGCATTGCTAAAATGCAGTACAATATATATGAAAGGAAAAAATTTTTATGAAATATTTAGATAGCAAATTATCTGTTATGGATAAAAGACACTTAGGTATAGGAGGAAGTGATGCTAATATTTTATGGAGAAATCATGAAGATTCTGTTTATAATTTATATAAAATTAAAACACTACAAGAAACTCCAGAAGATTTAAGCCATGTCTTTCCAGTACAACTAGGAATATTAAGTGAAGAACTAAACATACAATGGTTTGAGTATTCACATTTAAGAACAGTAGAGAGAGGAGGTTGCTATGCTAACCTTACTGATTATAAAGATTATCCACACTACACCCATACTGATGGCATTGTTTTAGATGACTATACTAGTAACCAAGAAACATTTATAGAATGTAAACACACTAATCCATTTGGTAGTATGAAAGATAAAGTTATATCTTATCTACCACAACTACAATTTTATATGATGCACTTACAAGTAGATTACTGTTACCTATCTGTAATAAGAGGTAATACAGAACCAAATGTATTTGAGATACAAGCAGATAAAAAGTTTCAAGAACAGCTACATAAATTGTGTACTAAGTTTTGGAAATCTATAGAAGAAAAGAAATTTATATTAGAAGCTAATGATAAAAAAGATTTAGAAAACAATCCTATAATAGATGGACTAAAAGATTATAATATGTCTGATACAGAATGGGATAAAATATCTGATACATTAGATCAAACGTCTGGTGCAGTAGATATATTTGAAAGCAATAAAAAGAAATTAAAATCTTTAATGCCAGCAGATGCAAAGACTGCTACTACTAATAAATCTAATTGGATAGCTACAAGATCAAAGAACAATAGAGTTTCAATAAAACAAAAAGCAAAGGAAGTTGCATAATGGTAATACCAGAATTAATAGATGACACAATATGTAATCATTTATTGTCAGAAGATAAAATATATCATTTGAGAATATCTGAATTAGATAAAGGTTTATGTAAAAAAATATTACATGCCTATAAACAAAAGTCGTATATAGATAGAGATGAAATTAATACTATTCGTAATCTATATGTTACTATTAACAATGCCAAAACATAAAGGAGAAATAAAATGGCAGATGATTTAATATACCCACAGTTAGTTAAAGCTTTAAGTGATATGACTAACCCAAAGAAGAGTGCAACTAATCCATTCTTTAAAAGTAAATATGCTACACTAGAAGATAGTTTAAACATAGCTACTAAGACATTAGCTAAATATGATTTAGGTGTTATGCAATTAAATGTTACTAGAGAAGATGGATCTTGTTTAGTTACAAGAATCATTCATAAGTCTGGGCAGTTCATAGAAGATGGAGGAGTACCTTTAAAACTTAAAGATCCGAATGATGCACAAAAATTAGGTAGTGCTATTACTTATGCTAGACGTTATGGCTTACAAGCTATGCTAGGCATGATAGGAGAAGAAGATGATGATGGTAACACAGCAGTTAATTCTACACGCAAAAAAACTTTTGCAGATAGGTTAAAAGAAACTAAAGAACTAGATGAATTACAATTACTTTGGGACAATAATCAACACAAGATAAACAAATTAACATCAGCACAACAAAGCATATTAACTGCAACATTTAATCAAAAGAAAGAGGAGTTTGATAATGAGGACATATAATAAAATTAATATATTAGGACATGCAACTAGAGATCCAGAAGAATTTGGAGAAGGTAAAGGTTGGTGCAAGTTAGGAGTAACTACTAACAGTGGTTGGGGAGATAATTCTAAACCACAACATCATAACATAACTGTATTTGATGACCATAAGACTAGCTTTATAATGCAATACATAAAGAAAGGAAGTATAGTATTCGTAAGTGGTGAGGTACAATACAATAAAGGCAAAGACGATAAATGGTATACTGCTATAATTGTAGGTAAGTTTGATAGTGCAGTAGAGTTATGTGAAAGAAAAGGATCTGCACCTGCAATGGCTGATGATCCAATACCACAAAACAAAGGAGATGATATTGATATTCCCTTCTAAGACATGGACTAAAATATTAAAAAAACATAGAGCAAGAACTAATATGTCTTTGGTTAAGCTTAGTAACTTAACTGGTATAAGTAAGAATACTCTTATTAATATAGAGAAAGGAGATACTACTATACAGTTTAAGACATTAGAAAAATTAGAAATGTATTTTGCTCCACAAATTATGTTTGAAGAGTTAGAGTCTATATCAAAAATGTATGGTAAAAAACCAGAGATAAAAGATTTTTACTATAAAGAAGGAGCAGACTCTAACGTATTGTATTTAAAGAATTGCCTACCAAAGATGGCTGAAGAGAAATAAGGTTTCTGTTTTTCTTTCCTTTATTCTTTTAAATAATCTTTGGATAGATAGCTAATGAGATTCTCCTTTCATCAAAGAGCTATCAAGATTATAGTAGGAGTAGTTTTATTCCTTCTCCTACTATAGCTTACTTCTTTTCCATGTAAGATATTCAGCTGATTCTTTTACATCAGCAAACATTTGAATAGATGCAGGGCCTTCTACATCTGGATCAAAAATAGCTACAACACTAGCACCATGCTCTTGTTCTTCTAAGCCTAATACATTAGCATAGTTATCAAAATATTTATACCCTCTTGCTCTACTTGCCCAATATGTTTTCTTATTGTCTGCATCTTCTACATGATACAAACCCCAATTATGTTTATGACCTGCAACATATACATCTGCTTGACCAGTAAACTTACCTTTCTTCATAGGCCCATGCAAAGGATTATATATAGAATGACCATGAAAATCATGAGCTACCCATACTTTAAACTCTTTTTTATTAGGGCATACAATTCTAAATCTTGCTTGCCAATCTTGCATAGGTACTGCACCTTTATACATAAACTCTAGTACATCATCATTACCAGACCATACATCATGGTTACCTTTAATAAGTAAGAACCAATCAACAGATTTAAAAAACCAATCAACTAACTTCCATGTCTGTGGTCTAGTAGTTTCTTCTAATGGGGCCATGTTTTGTGCTAACCTACCTGCCCAATTATTAGTATAGTCGCCCATACCGATACCATATAAGCCATCAGTATTATTAACAATATTAATATGCTCTCTAAGTAATTTAACATTACAGCCTTCATCTCCTATATGTGGATCGCCAAAGAAACATAAACCAAATGGCCCTGCTTGTTTCATCTTATAAGGAAACCAAGTAATACTTTCTTTCTTTTTATGTAATCTATCAAATCTTTTTTCTGCTCTATCTAATAAAGATTCTACATCTAATTCAGAAGAAAGAATTTCTGGTGGTTCATAAGATTTATTTTTTTTTACATAAGGTATAGGTACATAACCCAGACTTCTCCAATTATATATACTATATTTAGGTATATTTAATTTTTCTGCTATTTCTTTTACTGAAATGTTTTGTTCTAATAATGCAGTTACATCTTCTAGTAACTGTTGTTTAGGTTTTTCTCTAGGCATCACATAACTTTTCATACACAGTATTGTGTATTAATAAATCTTTAGAAAGATTATCGCTTATAACATCAACATCACCTTCATCTAATAGAATAGGTGATGCTATGTTACAATAATTATTTCCTGATATACTTCCGCAACTTACTACGAGTAGACTTGTTGCTATTACTATCAAGATTTTCTTTAACCATCTTAGCAAGGTGTATGTCATCTAACTGGTCTTTCATTATATCTCTTTCTACACTTTTCTTCACAATTAAATACCCAGCTATCTTGCTAAATACTTTTAATATAGTAGAAAAAGCAGATAAGAAACCCATTAATCGTCTGCGTTTTTATTCTTTAGAACATTACCAGCTAATATATTTAAAACTTTAAGCAGCATGTTTACAATTTTATTGTCTGCTTTTGTAGGAGTTAAAGCTGTAACAGCAGTCGCTCCACCAACCACAGAAAGCAACGCACTTACCCATGCAGGATAGTTGTTTATAATTCCCATGATTAAACTAGGTGTTTGATCTTCCATAAGATTATCCTTAGTTAGTTAAAAAAAATTACTACGTTAAATATAACTTCATATATATGGTTTGACAAGTAATAATAGAACACTTAACCCTACACCAGATATTAGAAACCATGCTACTCTTTCCCACCTAATAGAATGATTATCTAATTTTTCTTTAATATGTTTTAATTCTACTGTAGCTTCTGACCATCTCTGACTACAATCTTTCTCATGTCGTTCTATTTTTTTTAATGCTTCAATAGCAATTTGGGTAGGAGTCATCTTATCTTTCATTAGTGTAATCCATTCCCATTTTTTCTAACTTTTTCTTTTAGTTGTTCTACATCTTCTTGTATCTTTTCTACTTGTCCATGTAAGAATTGTAAGTTTACTTTATTGTGCATACCATCTTCTAATAATTTTTCATGTTTAGTAGTAACACTTGTTAAATGTTCTATTAACATAAATTGTTTAGCATCATCAGGTAAAGAACCTAGTTCACCTCTCGGCCAAAGAATTCTAAAGTTAGTATTTTTTTCTATATCAGAATTAACAAGTTTATAATTTGTTTCTATATTGTTAAGACGTTCTACAATACCAAAATATGCCCATACTGCTACAGCAACAGCTATAACAATACTTAAAATATTTCTAATACTAAGATCAACTCCAGTATCTTCTCTTATTTTCATCAGATAGTTCCTTCAACAGTAGGTGGTGTATAGCCATATCTATTTTCCCATACCTCTTTTTGCACACATAACATATGCCATTTAGCATCATCTGGTCTACCTGCTTTAGTAGATTCATATATGCTTACTAATGTTTCATAACATTTTTCTATAGGGATTGGTTCAGAAACTTTGTATTCAATGTTATCAGGAGATGTGCAAGTAAGAGAAAGACAATACATTATGATAGCTAAGTATTCCATTAGAAAACTAAACTATATAAAGTATAAAAAACACAAATAACAAATAAAATTTTAGTTATTAATTTTCCTAAATGTGCAGTTTTACTTCCACATTTACAAAACAATCTTTCCATAGTTACCTCCTAATAATTTAAAGATGCACCGTCTAGTCTTGTTTCTTTAGTACCAGATTGATTAGCCCATTCTACTTTGTATTTCATTTGAGTACCAGTATTAGATATAGTTACTTTGTCTGATACTGCTACTTTAATTCCAGTTGAAAAAGTAGGACCAGCAGATAAAGTTACTTGTGTCCAATTAGAACCATTGTCAGCACTTACATAACCTTTTAAATCTGTATTAAGTGTAGCTGTTCCAGCATTATCAGCATATGTTAATACTAAAGATGCAGAAGATACTGTACCACTAGCTGTACTTGCAGTTGATATTAAACTACCTGTTGCACTTGGAGTTGCCGCTTCATAGTAAGCCCAAATTCTTATTGTCCAATTTGTTCCACCATCTATCCAACCTTGTCCAGCATGGTATAAGCCAGTAGAAGTTAATGTTGTAGAATCCCAAGACGCATTTTTAGTCATGCCTTGGTCTGAACCCCAAGAATCACTATTACTATCTCTTTTAAAAGATGTAATAGTATTTTCATCTGATGCTGGGTCATAAATAATTTTACATTGTTTACCTACACCTCTAAAACCAGAGTTAAATGATGCTGATGCACCAGCCCATTTTGCGTTCATGGGATAATTAGTATTAACATTATCATTTTTATTAAAACCATAACGCCAATTTGGACCACTAGATGTATTGTTAGTTATAATCTCTTGTATGATTGTATGCCTACCACCATTTTGATATGTAGTATCAGCATCAAGCGCCCACCAACCAGAACCAGTAGCAGATGTTGTCCAATCAGCATAAGCATAACTAGTACCTCCAGAATCATATGCTCCAGAACCAGTTGTATTTGTAAATGTTAAAGTTGCACCATTATCTTGACCAGCAGTATGTGGTCTATAATATGTAGCTGAACCATAAGTAGGAGTACATTTAACAAATTCACCAACTTGTCTAGCAGTATTAGTAGCTGTACCAATACCAGAAGAATCTTGGAAGGTATCTATAAAACTATTATTAAGATTGTAAGCATTTAAATTTTCAGTAACACTATCTCTTAAAGCTAGTATAGCTACTGCTTTAGTAAGAGGATTTAAATCTGTTGTTGCTGGAGGAGCAACAGTAGTCCATGTTGGAGCAGATGCACCACCATTCATTTGTAAAGTTTGACCAGCAGTACCTTTAGCTAACTTAACTAATGTAGTAGCACCACTAGCATATAATAAATCACCAGCAGTAAAACCAGTTAATCCAGTACCACCACTTGCTACTCCTAATCCACTAGCTACTGTAAGTGTAACTCCACTAGGCAATGATATTGTATCACCACTATCTCCTATTTGTGTAGTGTTTGCTGAACCATCAGCAGGAGATATTTTATCTACTTTTACTTCACTCATTATTTACTCCTATGGTTTAGTAGGAAATGCAAACCCATCTGCTTCCATGTCTTGATGTGTTTTAGTTATATCTCTTAGCTCTTGTCTATAAGTTTTCATTTCATCAGACATAGTTACATCTGATAAAGCATAAAAATCTGTTTCTGCTAATAAAATATTTCTTTGCCACCTTAATTCTTGTAGCTTTTGTTCAGCAGTTTTACTAGGTGGAGTATCTTCTTTCCACGTTAGCCCTTCTGCTTTTTTAGTGTCGTCATTCCAAACGTTAAACCAATTTCGAGGAGCTGTTCTTCCATCGGAATACTTAAATCCTTTGCTTGTATCTACGTCTGAACCGTCTAATTGCCATGCCATAATTTTACTCCTATGTTGTTATGCCAGTTATTGGGAATACACTTGTATCTGTTGATAATGCAAAATTAGAATCCCCACCATTCCAATTAGAAAGTGAACCACTATTGTGAGAACTATCTGTAGCACTATTATGTGTTTTACTTGCAGTTGTACCATTAGCACCAAACAACCAAATACCATTAGCTTCACTAGCATTTTCTGGATTTGCTCTTTGTGTATCTAATACTGTTCCACTACCATCTATATCCATAAAGTCTATAGGTGTTCCATCTGAATTAATAAATTCACTTATTGTTCCCGGACTTTCCCCAGTTACTACTGCAAATTGAGCAACATAAGTTGGCCCTTTTTGTGACCATGAAGGACTACCAGTTAAACTACTTATATTACTGTCCCAACCAGAATGATAACCCCAATAACCAGAAAAAATATCTGTGTAATCATTTTCAGCATGGTCTAACATTTTTGTACCATCTATATAAACTTTAATATTAGCATTGCCTGGACTTATCATACAAAAATGATGCCAAGTATTAGTTGCTCTTTGTGCTGTACTTAATTGACTAGATGATTTTACATTGTGATACATACCATTATTATATTTTACCCAATGATAAACATATCCATCTCCACCTACCCACATTCCAGTATGGTCTTGACTACCATGAAAATTACCCCACATCATAGTACCAATAGTATTGGCGTAATCATTTCTATACCAAAAAGATATAGTACATCTTTTATTTAAATAATAACTAACAGCAAAATGTCCTCTACCATTACTACTAGCACTGTATATTCCAGCATCTAAAAATCCTCCTGCAGATGATGCACCTAATATACCTCCGTTACTTATCATATTTTTTCCTAACTAAAATCTGCTTGAGGAGCTAAAAGAAGTACAGAATTATCTGCTTTTACAACATACCCTACAACATCATATTTTGAATTAGTAGCTGTTAAAGCTATACCACCACCAGCAGGACTTTCATAATCAGTACCTAAAGTAAGAGTTGCCGCACTTCCAGAAGAAGGCTGAATAAATATTATCCAACCAGTTTGTCCTACTTGTGATGCTTCTGTTGATGGATTAGCTAACGAATTTGCACCAGCAGATAATGTAATTATAAAGTTTTGATATGTATCAAAGTCTAAAGTTAATCCAGTACCAGTATATGTTGATGCTATTTGCGATTTTGTAAATGTTTGTTGAACATCTGTTTTAGCTGTATCAGAATCAAAAGCTTGAATATCACTGCCTATTGCAACACCGAGAGCTGTCCTTGCCGCACTTGCTGACGTTGAACCAGTACCACCTTTAGCTACTGCTATAGTATCACCAGAACTTACTAATCCAGTTGCAGTTCCAGCTACATTTATTGTTGCTCCAGAAGGAACAGATATTGTAGCACCACTTGGAACAGTAACAGTATCTCCACTTACTCCTAAATTCATAGCATTACCAGTTCTTGCTATGACATCATCTACTTTTAATGTACCCATGTTTTACTCCTAAAGTACGACTAGTGTGCCTTGCACATCTAGAACTGTTGAACCAGCTACAGCTAATGGCCCTGCTACTAAACCATTTTCTGTACTAGCTAAAGTTAAAGTACCAGAATAACTTAACGTAGCACTATGTACTCTTATAATATCATTGGCATCACTACCTACTTCTCCGTCATTACCTAAGTAATTTCCTCCACCAGCTACTTCACTAAAAGATATAACTCCAGAACCATTAGTTACTAAAGCCTCTCCAGAATTACCATCTGCTGTTGGCATACTTAATCCATCTAATACTACTTTACCAGAACCATTAGGTGTTATTGCTATATTACCATTAGATACAGATACTATACTATTACCATTAACATCTAAATTTCCCCCTAATTGAGGGCTTCCGTCTTGTACTACATCTGTTAATGAACCTGCTACTATAGATTGCCAAGCAGAGCCATCATAATACTTTAAAGCATTAGCAGTAGTATTAAATGCTAAATCTCCTTCATCTAAAGATGATGATGGGTCAGAACTATCTACTCTATATCTTTCTGCAAAACTATTTACTCCAGCTATATTAGTAGCTACTGTTCCTATATTAGTATTAGCACCTGCTACTGTGTTAATATTTGTTGCATTTCCAGCAACAGCATTAATGTTTGTTGCATTACCAGCTACAGCAGTTATGTTACTGTTAGCTCCTGCAACTGTACTTATATTACTATTATTACCAGCAACAGTAGCTATATTTCCTACAACACCACTTGCTCCAAGTGTTGCCATATTGGTAACATTAGCAGAAGTACCGAGAATATTTAGGTCAGTAACTATATCGCTTGTTGCTAAAGTGTTTAAATCAGAAACTATATCAGAAGTAGCTAAAGTATTAATATCGCTTACTATGTCTGAAGTAGCTAGTGTATTTAAGTCAGTAACTATATCACTTGTAGCAAGAGTATTAAGGTCGCTTACAATATCTGTTGTTGCTAAGATTGCCATATCAGCAATAACATCAGCATTACCAAGCAGAGCCATATCAGCAATAACATCAGCATTACCTAATAAACCCATATCCGTTACAACAGCACTTGTGCCTAGTAATCCCATAGCAGTTACATTAGCAGAAGTACCTAAATGTCCCATAGCTGTTACGTTAGCAGAAGTTGCTAATAAGTCCATGTCAGTTACGATTGCTGAAGTACCTAATATTGCTAAATCTGCAACAGCATCAGAAGTACCTAATCGACCAATTTCTGTAGCTTTTCCAGCAACAACACCTATGTCAGTACCATCATTAGCCACAGTAGTTACATTAGAAGCAATTCCAGCAACAGTAGTTACATTACTTGCTATAGCTGTTACAGCAGTTACATCACTTGCTATTCCTGCTATTGTTGTTACATCTGTACTAGCTACTGTAGTTTCTACATTTCCACTAGTAGCATTAAAAGATAATACTTTGCCTTTTCTCGCATCTTTTAAAGGTAATGTTAAAGTAGCACTAGCATCTTCATCTGTTTGACGAATTGATCTAGCAATCTCATCTTCTCTTTCACCCATCATAGCTACTTGTTTATCTAAATCTGTATTTAAACTAGCAATATTAAATGGCCCAGAACTAGGAAAGTCAGTAGTTCTTTTAACAGCTATATCTCTTACTATAGTTATTGTATCACCACTAGAAGCTCCACCAGAGCCAAGTGTTATATTACCCCCACCAGTTACCCCAGCATTACTTACAGAGTACTGTGTGCCACCTGAAGGGCTACTAGCATAGGTTAATAGTGTACTTCCGTTATATACTTTAACATCTGTTACATCAAATATTTCAAACGAATAAGCAAAAACAGTCTGCCCACTTGTAGCAGTGTATTGATTTCTAGGTGTTGTATCATTTACAAGTATAGCCATAATCTGTATTTAAACCCCCTTTTTATTTATAATGCTACGCACACAACTAGTTAAAATTCATTATGTTTCGTTGTGCACCTTTAAATAGCCAATCAGCATAAAACAAGTTATTATAAGGTATTAATCTTCTCATTATAGAAGCTCGTCTATTAGAAGATAAATTAGGATCTGATAACATTTTAACTACATCAGCAGTTATATTACCTAAAGGCCCAAATGGTTCTCCTATTCTATCTCCTAAATCATCTGCAAATAAATTACCACCACCAACACTAGGTCTAATACCAAATTTATTATCACTCATAATTTCTAAAGAATTGTTAATATCTAGCCAATAAGAAGTTAATCCTGAATATTCTACACCTTTTATTATTTTTTCTTCTAAAGGTTTTTGATTCCAATAAGAAGGATTTCTCATATAATCAGACATAAATCCTAATCCTAACATAGCTAACATACCTGACATTTGTCCTTTATGTCTGCCTTGTAAAGATGACATTATAATTTTATTGTTTGCCGCAAATGCCCATGCCATAAATTGTATAGGCATTTTAAATATTTGATGTTGTCTTTGTTGATCTCCTCTTCCTATTACTCCATAAGATAATAATGGTTTGTCAGCACCAGTTGGAGTAACAATAGTATTAATTTGGTCTGCTCTAATAGCTCTTATATATCTTGCTGTTAATTCTGGATCTACGTCTGTCCATTCTTGCACATTAGAATAATAAATTTCTTTTCCTTTATGTGTTTTTTCTCCACCAGCTTTTGCCCAAGCTTTATGTATATTTATTAAATCTCTTTGTGATAAACCATATTGTCTTAATATAGACAAGTCATGTTGTAATGATTTGTTAGCTTGTTGAGTTGATTTAAATTTTTTCTTTTGTTTTTTAAATTCTTTTAAAGCTAAATCATTCATTAAATTTTCATTTTTAGCTATATCAAAATTTGGTTCATTTACTCTAGGATTTTTTGAGTGCATAATTTCATGTAATAAAACAAAATCTGCCCATTCATCAGGTGTATCAAACAAACCATCTTCTAAAGGTTTAACACCTTTTACTTTAGGATTTAACCATGCCTTTTGTTTAAATTTACTTTTAACAGCATCTTCATCTATAAATATTATTCGATCATTATAATTTGTAAAAGCTACTCTTCCATCTGTACTTTTACCATAGACTATAGAATAATTTGTTTTGGGTAATTTTACATGAAACGAATTTTTAGATAACCAAGCACCACTATATAAAATTCTATCAGCAGATATAACACCTACCCATTGTTTTAATTTATCAGTCCAAGGGTTTAGTCCATTAGCATTATAAAAACTGTTTGAAGCATCATCTATCATTCCTAATGCTTTATCTCCAAATCTACCTAATTTTCTTGTTTGTTGAGATCCAACAGATTCTGACATAACTACACGATTTTTGTTTGCATTACTAAGACCACCTAATGACTCTCCAGTTACTTCTATATCTCTTGCCGCCATTCCATACATAGTTCTTTCGTTTAAATCAGTTCCCCATGTTTTTAAATATTTTCCAAAAACATCTTTTAATCCTCTTGAAAGAATAATCTTACCAGAATCAGCAAAACTAGCTATCATTGCTTTTCCTAGCATAGTTATTTGACCTATTTGCATACCAGCTCTAATTAATTGATTACTAAGACTTCCTGAATCTGCGTTACCTAATCTTTGTAAAGCAATATCTCTAGCTAAATTTAATTCATTCTCTTGTTTTGTTAATTTTTTTTGAAATGCTTTACTACCTTTAGTATTGATTTCGTCAGCATATCTTAAAGCAACATCATGTACTGCTTCTCTTATAGCTCTTTCTCCTAATCTATCTCCTTGAAATAATTTTGCCATTTCTATACTAGGCCCAAATTTCATATGATAAGTATTTGAAATTGATCTTATATCTGTTTCTATAAAATCAGCTATACCATTATGTTCTTTTAATAATTGATAGTTAGGCATGTCTAGTTCTCTTTTTAAGAAAAATCTAGCTTGACCTTTACCAGCTATATTGTCGTAATTACCATCTGCTACATCATTAATAATTTTATTTGCTTGTTTTTTAGCTTGAGCAATAACAGCATTTTCTTTTTCTATATCTAATTGTTCTATTTGTTCTCTTGTAGCATTAGGTTTTAATTGTTCATTAAGTTTTTGTCTAAGCTTACCTCTAGGGTTTTTAGTAAAATGAGGTACTAATATAGCAGATACAAAAGCATCATAGTTATCTCTTATAGAACCTTCTGACCAAGACCTCATTAAATAATGAGCTTCATTAGGTGGCATTAAACTACCTTTTGTAAAATGTGTATCTGTAATTGTTTTTTGTAAATTTTTTAAATATAAACTTTGTGCTTCTGTAGCTGGAGTTTTTAATTTATTTAATAGATCTTTCATATATTTTTCTTTAGCTACACTTGCTGGTGCATTTAATTGATCTTTTAAATCTTTTAATAATTGTTCTTGTTTTGCAGTACCTTTACCTTTAGTTGTAGCTTTAGTAACATCTTGTAATCCATAAGCTTCAAATAATCTTTTTATTAAAACATTTCTATATTCTAATTGGTTTTGAGTTAATCCAATAGTATGATAGTCAGCATCTAATTGAGCTAACACTTCTTTATTATTTTGCAAACTTTCTTCTATATGTTTTTCTATTGAATCAATTTTATTTTGAACACCTAATTTTATACTATTGTATTTTTTAAAATTCTTTTCTTTTTGTTCTATAATAGTATCTAAAATTTCTTCCATTTTAGCACTAGCACCTTCTTTCTTTTGTTGCCTTAAAAGAATAAAAAGTTCTTTATCTTCCATATCATTTAATAAAGTTAATAAATTTTTCTCTTCTAAATTCATCATAAAAATATCGTGAGGTGTTTTGTTTGTTTTCTTTTTTAGCTCTATATACGGAAAGTAATAACGATTATATTCATTTAAATCATTTTTAAATTCTGTTTCAATACCATCTTCTGTTCTCCATATACCAGCTTCTTCTCCTGCTTTACTAGCTTCTTCCATTTTGCTATTTACTAATTTAGCTGTATTTTCTACTTGTGGTATTTCATGTACTATTGCTCCTTGTGGAACAGATTGACCATTAATTACTCTAGTATTATCTGAAGCATCTACTATAGCTTTTGTAACTTCTCTTGCAAAATCATCTTCACTTATTTTATCAGACTTACTAAGTTTGTTTTTTATTTTTATACCTATTTTACTAATAGGAACATTAACTATCTTAGAAGGTTCTCCAGTTAAATCACCAGCATATCTTGCATATTCATCATTAATAGTACGAATTATAACTTGATTATTAAACAACCATTTTGAATCATTTGTTATAACACTTCCTTCTTTCATATTTATTTCACCAGCTTTAGTAGCTCTACTTACTCTAGTATAATCACCAAGAAATTTATTTACAGTTATGCCACTTAAAGGAGCTTTAAATCTATTACTAACTGTACCAACAACAGATATGTTTTCCATTTTATCAAACCTAGCAAAAACTGGTGATGTGTTTTGGCTATCATCTAATTTACCTAATGCGTTTTCTTTTAAGTTTCTAACATTTTTAGGTCTTTCTTGATTTAATAGTTCTGATATTTTAATAGGAGATTTAATATCTGGTTCTTCTATAGGTGTTTCTAAACCACGAACTTTTGTTCTTTTAGTTTTTATTTTACTAGTAGGATTTCCTTCATCATATAATTGTGCTTGATTATATGTATCACCTATTTTACCTACATTCATTCCTCTAGTTAAATGCCCTATTGTTCCACTTAATAAACCACCAAAAAAAGCACTACCAGATATAGCATATACAGACTCTTCAAAAGTATGTGTTGGATCTCTTTCTGCTCTCCATACTTCTTGCACTGCTGATAAACCTGCTATTGAAGGTATAGCTCTTGTTGCTCCTTTAACAAATCCCATACCAAATGCTCCGGGAATTGGTACTAAATTAATAGGATCTAAAATTCCTGCCATTAACATAGATGTTATAGAATTATTAATAGACAAACTTTCTCTAATCTTTGTCATTTCTGTGTGCATATATCCTATGTTATCAAATTCAGCTTGGCTTCTTGCTCTCATTAAATCACTATACACATTAGTAGGATAAGCAGATAACATATCACTAGTAACTCTAAAATTAGAATCAGGTCTAAATGACCAATTTTCTAATTTGTTTGCTAAAGGTTTATATACTAAAGATAAATTACTAGATACATCTCCCCACCATGAAGGAGCTTCTTCAAATTTTTTAGGAGAAAAACTCCATAATGGACTATTGTTTATTCCAGCCATTAAATAACTTGCCCTTGTTTTTTAGGAAGATACATAATATTCATTCGTTCTTTTATAAGATCAGATAAGGCATCATTAAATTCATCGTCTTGTAATCTTTTTATATAATTATCTGGACTTCCTTTACTTGCTCCTTTCTTAGTATTGTAATTAGTAGCATAAGATTGAGCTCTTCCTTTATCTCCTTTAACAAAAGAAGAAGAAGGTCTACCATCAAACAAAGCATAGTGTAATCTAGCTACTGAAGCACTAATTAAAGGTATAGCTAAATCTTCTCTGGTCATATTAATAAATTTAAAATTTAGATTAGGAATTGTATCGTTAATTAATTGCTCTAAAACTTTTGCATTAGTTACTAATTTTCCATCTTTTACATTACTATTAGGGTAACCTCTTTTAAATAACTCTTGTTTTAAATTACCCATTGATTCTTGATTTTGCCAAATACCATAATCAGAACTTCTTGAAAAAGCTGTATAGTTAGATCCTTGTTTTATAGTACCAAAATTACTTTCTACCCATGCTGTTTCTATTAAATGTCTTTTAACATTAGCATAATTACCTGCTGGTAATGCACTAGCTACTAACTCTGCTGAATCATGTACTGTTGCCGCTCCTTTTCCTTCAAATCTACTAACAATAGATGCTGTAGTATTATTATCGTGCATAGGTACTTCTGTTACAAAAGATATATTTCTAAATAAAGTACCATCAGGATCTACTTCTTGACCTTCTTGGTCTTTTTTAATTTTATCCATATCGTTTAACAATTTAATAATTTTGTTATTAGAATCTTTCATTATAGATTCTGTATCTATATCTTCATTTTGCACTCCACTAGATAAATCAGTTGTTACTGCTTTTTGTTTATCTGTTATGTCATTTACTTCTTTTGCAAATGCTCGCCATTTTTGATATTCATTTATTTCTGATTGCTTTCCACTTTTTAAAGATTGTAAATCTAATTCTATTAGTGTTCCATTAGCATCTTCAGCTATACCTAATATATTTGTAGTTGGCCCTCCTTCATCATCTATTAAAACTATATTGTATGTGCCATTATCATTTTTTCCTAAAGTATAAGTTACTCCTAAAACCATTATTGCTTCTTGTTGAACACCATCTGCATCTTTATAAAGAACAGTATTACCTTCATACATTTTTGAATCATACCCTTTATCTGTTTCTATCATAGTACCAAGATAATCCATTTCGTTACTTATACTCCTCTTATATAATTCTTTACTACTTCTAGTATTTTCTGCATTAAAATTACTTAATCTGTATGTTTGTTCTTGATCTAAAGGATTATCTAAAATGCCATTTAATGCTCTAGCTACTGCATAATCTACATAAACATTTTTTATATCTCCACCAACTGCATCAATATTATCTGCTAAATTTTTTATGGTTTTATTTTGGTCTGTGTTATTAAAAAGAGTAAGATTTTCATGTATTTCGTGATTATAAAAACCTAAGTTATCTTCTTTTTTATGTTTAGGCCCTATATAACCTCCATCTGTTTCTATATTTTTTGTTACACTTTTAGCAACATCTATAATAATTTGATCTAATTCATCTATAGTAGGTTTAGAATCTGATAATGCTGTTCTACTAGTTAAATATTGTTGGACTTCATCTAAGATTTGTATTTTATGTTCTGGTGTTATAACCATTGCATTAACATCTAGCTTATCATTATGTATAGCTAATACAGTAGTCATATAATCAAATACATTTGTTTTAGCTATTCGTTTAGTACCATCAAATTTACCATCATCATCTGCTAAAATTAAATTATTTAAATTTTCTACTTGTTCTTTGTTATAAGCCATTTTAACTTTAGGAAGTATATCATTAATTATTTCAGCATTTCTTTCTGGACTTTCATTTAGACCTATAACACTAGATAATGTTGCATATATACCTTTAATTCTAGGATCTATATTAGATGTAGCCCACAATTCTTTTAAATTCTTATCACGTTGTATAGCATGATAAGCACCTAAATGAAATTTACCTATATCTTCTGCACTAGCAGTATTAATGCCTTCAAACATTCTTTGCAAACTACTAGGAAAAATATCAAATTCTTTTACAACACCAAGTAATTCTACAATTTTTGTTGCATTAACATCTTGATTACTTCCTAAATTATTAACAAAATTACTTATATCATAATTTTCATTAATTAAATAATCCATAAATTTAACATTTTCTGCATCTGTAAATTCAGAAATTATACCAGAAATTTTTGGATTAGATTGAATAGTTAACCATCTAGCATAATTTTTTGAAAACTCTGTTTGAGTGTTTTGACCAGCAAGATAATTAGCTCTATTGTCTAATTGTATTCCTATTTTATTTCTTAAATCTAAATTAGGAACTAGTTTATCAATAGTTTCTTTTGTATAAATTTGAATGTTACCATCTTGATCTACAAGCTCTACTGCTGTTTCATCATGTCCTCTAAACATTTGACCTATTTTTTCAAAATCTTCTACATCATTTATTAAACCACCTTCATCATCTCTTAAATTTAATATAGTTTTTAATGAATCATAATTAACAAAATACTGAATATATCTTCTTTCTTCTTCTGCTTGATCTGGGTGTATTAAACCTAATTTAATTCTTTCATTTAAGTTTTCAGATAAAGCTTCATTAGCAGATAAAATATCATTTTGGCTTGTAGCTACTAACCTTTTATCTACTAACGGATCCCATTGAGAATTTAAATTATCTACATTCATATTATATATTTGATGAACTTTAGCTTTTCTTGATCTTTCTAAATAACTATTTTTAATTTGTGTGCCAACATTCATCATTGTTGTTTGATGTTCTGGAGAAATATTTTCTATAATAGAGCTTAAACTATTATCAAATAAGCTTTCCATTTTTTCAGGCTCATAAAAAGTATCAGTAAATATTTGAGATAAACGAGTTTCAATATCAGTTTTAATTTCTCTTTTATACATATTATTTACTACTGATTGATAATTTTTATTGTAAACACTACCACCTTCTGTCATAGGAGGAGGCATAACTGTTAAACCAGTTTCATCTTTTGCAAACTCTATACCTTCTGCATCTATAATTGCTTGATGTTTAGCATCTTCTAACGCATATTTAGCAAACTGTGAATATAATTTGCCACTAGATTGAGCTACTTGTCCCCATGCTTGAGCTTCAGCATTATTAACTTTTACGTTAGCTGGTGTAACTGTTCTAAAATTACCTAACTGCCTTCTTTGTATTGATTTACTATATCTCTCTGCCATTATAATATTGCCTTTTCATTTGAAGAAGGAATTTTTGCTTCTTGATAAGTAGCACCAGCACCTAATAAAGTAGATCCTGCACTAAACATTCCTGCTTTTCTTACTGCACTTGCACCATACCCTGCATTAGATACTGAAGTTTTATTAATAGCTATTTGAGATGCTATACGACTTTGTCCTATACCAGCTCCTAAACGTATTTGACTTACATCAAACTTATAAGCTTCTTTATCTGCATTAGCCATAGCTAAATAACTTGCACTATCCCTTCCTCTATTCATAGCTCTCATAGTAGATAAACTTTCGTTTAATCTTTTACGTCTTTCCATTTCTTCATCATGTGCTCTTATTCTTTCAAGTGCCGCTTCTTCTTCTAGCTGTTGATTTCTTATTTCAGCATTTCTTCTATCGACTGCCGCTTGAGCTTCCATAGCATTTGCTTGTGCTTGGGATTGTTGGTATTGACCATAGGCACTAACACCTGCTGATATTAACATTAATGTTGTTGCTTCGCACATTAGAATCCGTACTCCATGACTAAACCAGTAATCCTCATAGGTAAAGGATCTGATTGTGTTATTGTAATAGTTCTATCTTTACCATAACCTAATACATAGAACTCTTTAAGTCCAGTAAAGGAACTAGGTGCAATAGAAAAGTCATCTGTTACTTGACGTAATGTAATTTGGCTACCTTCTAAAGAAGATGCTAAAGAACTATCTAATCCCATTATAACTCTTGATACTCTTTTAGGTTGACCTCTTAAACTACCACTAGATAATACTGCTTCTACTGGCATAGTTTCTGCTGTAACTGAATAATCATATCCTACTGTTATTGTATCACATTCCATACCAGCACTTAATGTTAATACACCAGAACCACTTACAGTAAATTCACCTAAATAATAATCACCAGTACGAACTTTAACTGTTTTATTATTATAGTCTGTTAATCCAGTAAATGTTAATCCAGCACTTCCTATAGTATATGTTTTAGAATGATCTAAAGTATTTGATTCATCTCCTAATTCTTCTAAAAAATAATCACTTCCTCTTAATACTGTAAAGAAACATCTTGTACCTACAGCTTCTACACTTTTAAAACTAGCTCCAGTCTGCGACCAATGTGTCCACCCTGCTATTTTTTCTGTTCTTACAGAATGAAAGTTTGCTATAGTTCCATCATTATTTACAAACAAAGCATATTGTTCTGGTCTATTAGCAGATCCATTAAACACAGCTAAATCTATTGGTGTTAATATTAAATGAGAAGATAACAAAGATAAACTGTTTGCTGAATAAGATAACTCTGTATCTGTAAATAATAATTCTCTTACTGTTCTTCCACTTTTTTGAACAAACATTGTTCCACCATCAAAAGCTTTAGCATTTACAAAATTAGAACCATATGTTGTTTGCCTTCTTATATTAAAATTTTCAGGTGTTAAAACAGAAGTTTCACTTTGAGGGCAATAAAATTCTGCATTAGCAGTAAACACTTGTAAATGTCTGTTAGATATTAAATGACGTATATCTGCTACTCTATCCATACCAATAGAACTTTGTATGCTTTCATCATCTTCACCTTCTCCAACATCAAAGTTAAAATATCCATCTACTTTAGATGACCATAACCAATCAGGTTGTGATTTAGAACCACCAAACCATAATCTCCCATCATGGAATGTAACACTTGCAGGGTATCCTCTTTCAGCAGAAAAACTTTGTTCTTTCCATTCTGTATTAGTAGAATTAGCACCACTTACTTTAATCATTGGGCCACCACCAGCAGTAGTTTGATTAGCATTATTACTGCCACCTACTGTAAATTGATATGTGTCTGCATTATTAACAGTAATAGTATGTGAAGTATTAATATCGGCGGCTAATATAGTTGCTATAGTATTAGCTCCACTTACAGTTATAGTAGCTCCATCAACATATCCATGAAGAGGATCTTGAACAACAAGAGTTTTACTGCCAGTTGTAGAAGTAAAAGCATTTTCTATTAATGACTTTTCTAATACACCAAATATAGTAGCTGTTGCAGAAGTAGCACTTCCTACTGCTGTAATTTTTAAAGAGGTATCATTAATTTTTAAATATGTATTAATATGATTAGAAGTAAATTGATCGGCACTAGATGTAACTGTTACTGAACCAGTAGAACTATTACAAGATAATGTTGTAGCACTATCAGCAAATTTGTAATAAGGTTGGAATACATTTTCATCATCACCATCAAATTCATAATTACTTACAGTAAACGTAGTTAATCCAGTTCTTAACAATACTTGTGTAATCATATCTGGGTGGCAGATAATCATAGTATCGCCTGATTGTGCAACATTTAATTGGAATATTGTACTAGTAGTCCAAGGGCAACTAGTAACACTAGCTACTATTGCATTAGTTTCTAAATAATAAACATCTAATCTTTGATGACCAAAAGCTATTATATATTGTTCATTATCATCAAAATCAAAAGCTATTAATCTAGCATTACCAGTAAGACCTACTAGTCTTTTTGTTCCTGCTCTTCTATAAACTCCACCTTGAGGTAAAATATTTAAATTTTTTAATTGTTTTGCACCATTAGCATAAGCGGCAACATCACTTCTCATATTCATTAATGGATCTAACTCGCCACTAGCAAAACTAGTTTTATGCTGACGTAGTTTATTTACACTACTTTTTAAAGCCAACTATTCCTCCACTATGCCTTCAAGCTGTGAAGAGCTCTTACTATTCCTTGCGTTAATAAATCTTGATGTTACAAATTTTTTGGTAGTATTTTGTTGACTATCCATATTTCTAGCAAAAGCTAATTGTCTACCTGCTTTTTGTTCTAATGCTACACTTAACTCTGTATTTTGTGCTACAGCAAAAGCAAACAAAGAAGCTAAAGTTAATTCTGCTGTATATATAAAATATGCTGGAAAAAATATAGCAGGATTAGTAGCACCTTCATCATAATAAGTATAATCAGCATAAACTTTATCAGTAGATGTTGCATTGCAATATGCCATATCACCATATCTATTATATTTAATAGGTTTATCATTAACTATAATAGTATGTAAACTTAACATATCACTAGGTAATTGATAAGCACTATCCCATATAGCATCTGGAGCATCTGTTAATCTGGATAATTGTGATTGTTTACTAGCAAATCTCCAACGATAACTAGATATTAAATTTTTAATTGTATCAGTATATAAATTAGAAGATACTTTACTTTCGGTAGTTCCGTCTGCAAAACTTGTTATTGGCTCTGCACCTATCATTATTAATGCTCTTGCACATATATCAATGTCGGTTGTTGCCATTTTAATTCCTTAGAAATATAGGGAGAAAGATTACTCCTCCTCCCTATAATTAGTGTTAAGCTAGTACTGCTACAGTTACAGTTGCCGCGCCAGTTGCAGATGTTACAGTTGCAAGGTCAATGGCAGGTGCACCACCAGTTGCACTTACAATAGCTATTACATCAAACTGTTTTAATTCATTAGTTACATCATTAAAGTAACCAGAATTGTCAATGTCGCCAACAGCTTCTGTAGATTGGTATATCCACATTGCAGGATTAGCTCCACCAACTTTGTATAATTTAGTTCTATCTAAAGCCATGTTACTTACTCCGCAATTTGTACTTCATATACAGCAGTGTCATCAATTAAGACAGCACCCATGCTCATATATGCAGTAATTAAGTTAGATACTCTTTCAGGGATATAATTAATCTCTGTGCGAACATCGCTACCTACAGCTAAACCTGCACCAGTTCTATGGTAGGCAAAGCATTGACGTTTTCCGCCAGTTGAAGGTAATCCAGAGAAAGTTATCCAAAGGAATCCTAGCCACCTTTTGGCAACCATTCCGCCTTTATATGGAAGATCATCTGGCCCAACAAAGTCTGCATCTGAGAAAGCAGAAATTGCTAGAAGATCTATCCACCCATCAGGAGATACTACGAATACTCTATCTCCGTCATCAGGTACATCATTTTCACCAAAGTGAGCAAACACAGTATTGATTTTTGATTGAATCAATCCGTCTGAACCACTTTCAGTAACAGTATTAGAAGTACCATCAAGAGCAGTTGTTATAATTTCGTCAGCTTTTCTACCCAATGCACCAGCAGATGATTGAGCTACGACTGACCTTTCGTCAATATTGGTCTTTAGTTCGTCAAGACTATCAACATAATCAGCAGAATAATAATCAGATAATGTTACATCTACATTAGTGTGATCTAAATTCATAACTGGTACTTGACCATGTCTTGATTTTTGAACAGCAGAACCTTTACCGACCTTTTGGAAACGAGCTTGGCTTCCTTGTACGTTTGGCTTTACACGAATAGTTCCTTGAAGTTTTGATCCCATGCGTTGATACGCAACATGAACATCACTCTCGAACTGTTTAATGAAAGCTTGGTCTATTGATAAAGACATACTTGTCCTCCATTGTTAATATTATTATGAACGAGATTATCAAGTTCTCTCGCTGTAAAGTTATCCATAAGGGCTCTACTTGATTTAAACTTGGTCTACATTACAGATGTAACCGAATTTTACTGCGTATTTCTACGCACAAAGTAATAAAAACTTGTGTTATTTACATGAATAACTTTAGGATTTATATAAAAACCTAGTAAAATCAATAGGTTAATAGCTTTTTTATTCTCAATCCATACTAAATTATGTACTTTTTCGTAAGGAGTTGCTACATAATTTACCCATTTTACAGCCATTTTCCCTATAGTTACTGGATTATTAAAAGCTTTTTCTGTAGATAATACCCATATTGTGGCTACTTTAGAGGATTCAGGTACAACACCACCTATTAATAATGGTTCATTATCTTTATATAATGTAAGTGTTTGATTCTTTTTCATAAGCATTGCTGTATTAATTGCTTGTAATGGAGTTTTATTAAACACTTTACATTCAACAACATCAGCATGTCGCATATGTTTTGCTATATGTATGGCATCTTTAGGAACAGATGGTAATACAGAATACAAACTTATCCAAACATTTTGGAGAAGGCTTCATCTATTTGTTTAACGTATGCTTCATCTCTTTTATTAGGATTCGAATAACGAGGATCTAACATCATCTCTTCTAAATCTTTTCTAGTTTTTCTAGTAGAAGATAATTCATTTCCTCTTCCAATATTAACTTTTTGTGCTTCCATCATTCGTTCTAATGCTTTAACACCATCTGCTGTAACAATCATATTCTCTAAAGCTTTACCTTCTTCTGGAGTAAAATTTTTATTTACCCATAATCCAACAGCTTCCGTTCTTTGTTTAGCATTTTCACCTAATTTATTAAACTCTTCATCAACATCAGGGCCATTATTCATTCCGTTTTTCATAAACATTTCTATACCAGAATTAAATCCTTCTTGATCTATTCCATTATTATGACAATAATCTTTCCAACTATCCATTAAAGGATTGTCTGCGTTAACACCTTCTGGCATTTCAGGTATAACATAATCACTAGGTTTTTCTGGTAATTCTTCAGCTACTTCTTTTTCAAGCTTTGCAATAATTTCTGCTTCCATATCTTCAGATTTTTTACCAACAAAAGCTTCAAGTTCGTTATAGGATTTTGCCATGCCTTGATAGTCGGCTTCTCCGTTTTCTGACCAGAACTTTTCTGGTAACCACTCTGGCCTTTCAGTAACTTCAATTTCCTCTTCTGTTCCAACGTCAACACTTGGCTCGGTACTTTCTTCATTAAGATTTACTTCGTTCATGTTCACCACCTTTGATTCTTGTTTCTATTAAACCAACAACAAATCTCATACCTTCTCTATGTCTTAATTCAGAGTCGGTTATATTAGGCCCTGCTACACTTTCTATAGTAATACTTCTAAGATAACTAAGAACTTTTTTACCAGAAGGAGATGCAAAAGTAGATAAAAAATGTAAGTTAATTTCTTTTTCTACATCTGAAGATCTTACTGATCCATCTACACTAGCTACTTTTTTATCCTTGTTGTCCACCATCAGGCATTTGTCCTTGAGCTTGTTGCATCTTTAGCATTTGCTCTACTATCTGCTGTTGTTCTTCTGGTGTCCTTACTAACTTTTCAGGAATACCAAACTTCTTAGCAAGATACTGCGTTGCTTCGTTTGTGTCAACTAATCCGTTAATTAATTGTGGGCCGAAGCGAGCTTGGACAAGTTCTAAGAATCTATTAAATGCAGATACATCTTGATTAGCTTGTGCTTGTGCTAATGGAGATGTTGATTGTATTTTAATTTCTTGACCATTAATTGTTGGTAAAGTAATACGACCTTGTTTCTTTAATATATATACTACTCTTTGTAAAACTGGTTGTACCATTTCAGCTTGTAGTCTACCAAAAGCACTACCTATTTGCCTAGATAGATCTGCCATACGTTCAGCTACTTCTGTTGCAGACATAGGAGTTTTATTAGGATCTCCTAATGATTCATTGTATAATGCTTTACGAATATTATTACGCATATCTTTTAATACTAGATCAGCTACATTAAAATTACCTGAAGGTGCTACTGGTTCTAATCCACGACTACCTGCCGCTCTTGGAATAATCGTTCCGGGTAAGAGTTGTATTGTATCTACATTAACAATACCATCATCTTCTAATTGATACATACCAGATATTGCCATCTGTGCGTTTTCTAATATTAATTCAATTACAAGATTAGTAGTCTTAACTGCTGGCATTGTGTTTAGTAATGGGCCTCTTCCCCATATTTCACCAGAACTTTTACCCCATCTAAATACTACATAAGGATTACTACCTTGTCCTTCAAATCTTTTTTGTAATAAGATATGTTTATGTTTTACAGAAAATACAGTATAGATATAAGCTTCTACATTAGGATCACTATAATCTCTGTGGACACCTTCTGTTAAATGACAGAACATATCATTGCCTTTTGTCAACTCTCTTTTAATATCTAGTGGTAAATCTGCATCAGCATAAGCTATCATAATATTAGAAGCTCTAATATTTCTATCACGATATACACAATCTATTTGGTCATTAGGGCCAACATCTAAACTTAAATGTGGTAATGGCACAGCAGTAAACCTAATAGGATTAATTGCATCTCCTTCTTCTATTAATAAACCACCAGTACCTACTGCAAGATCTAAAAATGACTCATGTATTTCTTGTGAGAAATTAGAGTTTTGTAATACTTCAAATATATAACTAGTTATATTATCTAGTTGTGCATTGACTTCAGCTCTTTCTTCTTCTGGTATATCTGTTCCTGCAACAAAGTCTGCCCATCTTGCATAGTTAGGAACTATACCTGCTTGTAAACGAGAAGCAAACTCTTGTACTCCAGTTACAGCAGTTTCATCAAAGATTTTATCAGTACGATTACTACCAGCAGAGGTAGCATAAAAGCTTTCTCTTGATGGCATTGCATATTCATAACACTCTTCAAAGACTGGTCGCCATTGTTCCTTAATAGTATTGGCACGTTTATATTTCTCAATCATTCTCTCAATGGGTTCTCCAGTAAGAGAGATTGGGTTAGGCATCATTATAGGCATATATTAATCTCCTAGTGTTGGCTTTTGCCCTGCTCCTAAGAATCCTGCACCACTTGATGAAATTAATTTTCTTTTACTACCACTCATACCATAAGCAACTTGTTTTCTTTTTTGAACGTCTGCTGCTTGATTAGATAATTTTTGACTAGCTTGTTCATCTTCTCTATTAGAGATAGCTGGATTTGGTGGTGGTGCTGGTGGTGGTGGGGGACTACTTCTTGCTCCTAAACACATATTTTAACTCCTATATTTCTGCACATGAATAACAGTTAATTTCTAAACCAACTGATACTTCTTTAATTATTGGCGATTTCCACATAATAATGCCTTTCTAAGTTAGAATATACCATTTCTACGTTGAAAAATACTAGCTCGTCTACGCACAACTTTACGAGGTTCTCTTGTAAATACATCAAAATCTCTTTTAGCTTGTACTACTTTTTGTTCTTTTCCTTGTGTAAGAGCTTTACCTTCTCCTGCTCCTAGTAATAAATATTGTAAAGCATCATGTATATGTGAGTAATGATTCTTGTCTGGTTTATCAGCATACCTTTCACCAGACACATTCATACGTCTGTATTGATACCCACCCTCAAACCCTTTGATTAAATGCTTGCAACGATAATCTACAAGCATACCACTTAACCCTTCAATCATTCTACCTAGAGGAGCTCGGACACTTTCTAAACGTAATGATACATCATTACTTGGTGCTGGTTGAGCATAAATGCCAGCTCCTCTAAGTATTTGAAATGGTGTGCTTTCATCTGTTTGAGCTCTAAAATCCCCAGCAGGATCACCATATATTCTAGCAAGAGGAAGATTAATAAATTTACCTTGCATCTCTTGTCTTAATACTTCTGCAAATCTAACCATACCCATATCTTGTGCTACAATCTCATGTAGTATTAACCATCTTCCTCTAATCTGCTGAGCAAATACACAAGCAGGAGTTAAACCAAAGTCTATACCTACATAGTAAGGTACTCCTTCTGCTGGTATTAATCCTTCTTTTGCAACATGCACTTCTTTAGAAAAATCTTTATAAATAGGTTTGCCATCTTCTATACTACCTAACTTATTCATTACATAAACATCAATCCAAGATTTAGTTTTACCTCTTATAATGTTTTGATAATAATCAGATGTTAAATTTTTTACATTCTCTGCTTCTTTATTTATTTCATATCTTTCTACTTCTCCATCATTATTTCTTGTTTCAATCATTCCTGCTGGTTGTGTAAAGAATTTCCAGTTATCAGGTTTAACTAACATAAGAGTTTCTTCTCTAGTAAAATGTTCTGGTACTGGTGCATCACCAGACATAACACTCCACCAATGATCTTCGTCTGGTGCATTAGTATCAGCTATAACCCCATACCATGTAGGGCCACCATCTTTCATAGAAGGATATCTTCCTACTCTCATAGTACCTGCATCTATAATTTGTTTAGGTATTTCACGACTCTCATTAAAAAATATATAAGTTAATTCTAATGACAATAATTTCTTTACATCATCTGGTCTATCTAATGCTAGAAAGATAACTTCTAAATCTATCTCTCCTCTTTTTATATGATGTGTATAAGGTGGCGACCAATTCATTTTTCCCCAATCTTTTTCAGGAAACCAATCTAACCATGTTTTAATTGTTGTTGTTCTTAATTGTGGATTAGTATTTCTTACAACAGCTACTCTTGTTTTGCGTACTCCATGTGCATCTTTCTCTTGTTGTAATGCTCTTCTTAATATTTCTATACAACAAGCAACAGACTTACCAGAACCAACTGGCCCTCTTACTCCTCTAAAGAAAGTATTGTCTGATAAAAATTCTCTTAGTATAGAACCTTCAGGTTTATAATTAAGTTCAATCAACTTTACCTGCATCTACAAATTGTTTAATCATATTACCAGCAACCTCAGGGCCTAAAGCATCTATGAATTTATCTATCTCATAAGGAGTAAGATACCCCTTAGGATAAAATTTTAATTGCACATTAGCAACTATTTTTCTTAACCTATTTAAATCTTGTGGATTTAATTGGTTGGTAAAACTCATTATCTTCTATAGCTAGGTAAAGCATTAGTAAGTTTATTTTTCTTTGCTTTACGAAGTTTAGGAGCAATATAGTTTACACCTCTATGTGGTATAGATGTTCCGCTTGATTTTTTGTTTTTACCTTTTACATTAACATAATTTGTTTTATTAGAACTAGATGCAGGTTTACCTCTAGGAGTGTAAACTTCTCCACCCATTCTATTACTACGAGCAGATGGAGTATTTGAACTAATTAATCCTCCAGTATTACGAGAACCAACAATAACATTAGCATTTTTATTTTTAGCTGTTAACCCTCCGTCATCTCTAGTTCTTTTCTTCTTACGAGCCATTGCTGACTTAATTACTGCATGTGATAGTGGCATTATATATTTTCCTTCTCTTTCATTGCTAGACTTAATATTGAATAACCAGCCATGTCCAGCAGATGATCTGGATTATCTTTATCACCTTCACTTATACGTGCTACCTTTAATAAGCACATCATAACACAAACATCTTCTTTTGTTATCTTTGTGTCAAGGTACATACCCCAATAATCAGCAATAAGCTGAAAACTCTCTTCTGCATTACCATGTGTTTGATTACGGTCATTTGTTAATATGTCTTGTAGTCTAGTAATAATACCATTCACATATGCGTTAAAGTTTGCCATTATGTATTCTTAAAACCTTTTTTCATATTTGCATATGCTTTATCTGATATAGTAGAATCTTTTTTACTTCTACTTGTTTTATTCTTTTTCCTTTTGTTCATATAATAATACAAACCTTTTTTAGTTTTAGCCATAGTTAACTCTTCTTATGTGTTTGACAAAATTTACTTGCACTAGCTTTACTACC